AAATAAGGAAGTATATGGAAAGTACATTAAACAATCCTTTTAAGTAAGTTATATGGCATTATGGAATGTAAAGTTTGACCATGTAAATGGAGAGAATAGAGTATGTAAACATTGTGGAGTTACTTTTCACACAATTAAACCTAGATGGAGTTGTAGTCCATGTTTGAATGCAAAGCAAAAGGTAATTGAAACAAAGAAAAGAAGTAAGTATGAAAGAAAAGACCCATACCCATATCAAGGGCCTAACCATGATTACCATAGTAGATTTTATCCTCTAAGGGCAAAACTACATAAGATGAAAGTAAGAGAGGAATGGCAGAAATACTTTACGGAAAGATTAGATGAGATATTTAACGATGCAGTCCTAATGAAATGGATAAATGATAGGAGAGATAAGGAAACTGCAGATGCAAGACAAGTAAAGAGTAAAAAAAGTATTACAAAAGATTATCCAAATCATCATGACTACTACGAATACTAATATAGATTATCAATATGTGCATCTTAACTTTGACTGGACTTGGATAAAGGATAAACAAATTTATTTAAGAGGTAATAAGAGAGCAGGTATGTTAGTTATAGTAGATGCAGATGGAAACACAGTTGGAATGTATGGATATGAAGAAATCAAATAAATTATGAATAATAAATTAAACCTATCAATTGGAATATTGACATGGAACTCAAATGAATTGGATGATACATTACAAACCTATAAAGATAATGGATTGTTGGATATGGTTGATGATGTAACTATACTATTTCAACAAGCATCTACATTTGATATTCAATTACAATCTAAATGGAAAATCAATTCTATTTTGGAAACAAGTAATATAGGAATTGGCAAAGCATTTATTAAACTTACAGAGAATGCAAAGTATGATAATGTATTAGTATTAGAACATGATTGGAAACTAATAGAAGATAAAGATATAACTTATAAAAGATTATCAGAAGGTATTAGTATATTACATGATGGATATGATGTAGTAAGATATAGACATAGGAAACAACCAGGACATCCACATTTTAGTTTTAGACATAAAGGAAATGAGTTAAATTACTTTGATAGTGAAATAGGATACACTTCACCACATCTATTAGATAGTATTCATTGGTTAGATGCAGATAAAGAATTTCCTCAATACATACAAAAGCAAGGTGAATGGTTTTTAACAACAAGTAGGTGGGGTAATTGGACTAACAACCCATGTATGTATAAGAAACAATTTTACTTAGATAAAGTTATACCATTTGTAGGTGAAGGAATTGATTTGGAAGGTAAGATAAGTAAATGGTGGTGTGAACAAAATTATTATGTTGCACATGGAGAAGGTTTATTCAAACATTTAGATAGAAGTAAATACTAAATGAAACGAGATAAAGAAATTATAACCCTATTACTTGCATACATCCTCACCATTGCATTAACTATTGCATGGGAGGTGTTTACTAACAAATAAAGTAAGAGGTGTTTTTATAATAGTAAAATACAATTAAAATACTATGGCATTCGTTAAAGGAGATAAAAGAATAAATGCAAACGGCAGACCGAAAGGTGCATTGAATAGAACCACAGAACAAATGAGGTTGACTATAAATCGTGCAGTAAACAATACACTATCCACAATACAGCAAGACTTAGAAGAACTAAAAAAGAAAAACCCAGAGAAAGCTTTAGAGTTATCAATGAGGTTAATGGAATATGCAATGCCTAAAATGAGAAGCATAGATGTGAAAGGAACAATGGAAGTCAATGCAAAGATACAATCAATCAACCTAAATATATTAGATGGAACTAAACATCAACACATCAAAGACATATAGGGATATTGAGGATAGCAAAAAGATTTGTATACTGCAAGGTGGTACAAGGTCAAGTAAAAGTTATTCTGCTCTGCAATGGATATTAGTACATTGTTTAATGGAGCCTAACATAGTAGTATCAGTAGTAAGAAAGTCTTTCCCATCTATGAGAGTTAGTATTATGAGAGACTGGCAAACAATACTTAAAGATTTAGAGATATGGGATGATAACAATTGGTCTGCAACTGAACACATATATACATTTGATAATGGAAGTATGGTTGAGTTTATGTCAATTGATAGTTCGGAAAAGAGAAAGGGTAGTGCAAGAGATTACTTATTTATAGATGAGTGTAATGAATTAAGTAGAGAGGATTACTTTCAGTTATTTATTAGAACACGCATTAAAACTATTATTGCATATAACCCATCGTTTGGAACTAACCACTATATCTTTAATGAAATACAAACACACCCTGAAAGCAGTTTATATGTCAGCACTTTCTTAGACAACCCATTCTTAGAGAAAAGTATTATAGATGAGATTGAAAGATTAAAGTATGTTAACCCTGAATACTATAAGATATATGGATTAGGTTTACCAGGCAATAATGTAGGAACTATATTTAGTGCAGAGTTAGTAGAGGAGATACCTGATGAAGCAGAGTTTGTTGCATTTGGCATGGACTTTGGTTTTAGTATTGACCCTACGACATTGATTGCAGTATATAAGTGGAGAGAGAACTTATACTTTGAAGAACTGCTATATAAGAAAGGTTTAGTGACAAGTGAGATAGTAGCTGAATTAAAATCATTAGATGTGCAAAGAAATCCAATATGGGGTGATAGTGCAGAAGGTAGATTGATAGAAGAGATATATAGAGCAGGTTTCAATATAAAGCCTGTTAAGAAAGGTAAGGATAGTATTAAAATGGGAATTGACATAATGCATCAACACAAATTGCATATACTTAAATCATCAGTTAATATAGTTAGAGAGTTTAGTGAGTATGTATGGACTGTAAATAAGAATGGTGACTTTGAAAACATACCTGTTGATTACTCTAACCACGCAATAGATGCAATCCGTTATGTTTGCATGGAACAATTAAATCAAAAGAAAATACAAGCAGGTAAATATGCAATATCAATTGGAAGGCACAAATACTAATCAAAATCAATGGAACGAGAGTGAAATCAAAGAGCTAATACTCTACGCTAAGGATTTGCAACAACAAAATGAGGATTTGAGAGCAAAAATGATAATGATGAATACTAAATTAGAACTAGAAGAAAAGAAAGTAATAAGATTAACTAACATGATAAAATATTTAACGAATGGTGCAGGAACTAACGCTTAACATCCCAACAAGTTATGGAGATATAAGTTTGAAGAAATGGTTGGAATTACAAAATCAAATGGAGAACTACAAAGATAACGATGAAGCAGTGAATGCTTTAATACTATATCATCTATGTGGATTAGACCCGTTGTATGTAAGTGGATTAGATATGCAATCATACGCAGAAATTAAATTAGAGTTAGATAAGTTTCTTGCTAATACAGAATTACCCTTGCAAAAAATAATTAAGGTAGATGGTATAGAGTATGGCTTTGAACCTAACTTATCGCAGATGTCATATGGTGCATTCTGTGATATAACCAAATATGAAACTATTGCAATTGATAAGAATTGGAGTAAGATAATGAATATACTTTATAGACCCATAGTAAAAAAGCAAGGTGAGTTATACACAATTAAACCTTACACACCTAACGATGATGATAGTAAATGGTTATCAGTAGGCATGGACATACACTTTGGTTGTCTCTTTTTTTTTGTTCATTTGTCAACCGACTTGTTGAGTTCTATCCTGAAATCTACGATGGAGATGGACTTACCTCCCAATATCAAGTCAATTTTGGCAAGAAGTGGAAATCTTATACCTCAATATTTGAACTCGCCAATGGAGATGTTACGAAGTTTGAAATAGTACAACAAGAACCATTAGAGAAATGTTTATTGTATTTATGTTTCAAAGCAGATAAGGCATCATTAGAAAGTATGTTGCATAAAGAAGCTATGAAGAAGTCATAACTATTTTTTATGTTTTCGGTGTTTTTATTAAAACAGGATTGAATGGGAAAATGGTCTAATAGTTTAAGCGGCAATTTAAGGTTCTCAGTTAATAGACAAAATAACTCGGGTATCTATATTGGGCCAACGAGAGGTTTGAGTTCACCAAAGAATAGCAGACAAGCATGTCTATGTGAACATAGTGATACATACGATGTGAGATGTTGCAAAGGTGCATTGATATCACAAGGTATTGGACAAACACAAGCACCTATATTTGTAGCTACACCAATTGGCCCGTTCTCATCAGGCTTCTCATCAGGTTTCCAATCAACTCCATAAATTAAAAATAATATATGTCAATATTAACTAAAAATCAATTATCCGCTTCTAACCAGGCAAACTTTCCAGATAATACTACGGGTGCGATTACCCCATTAAATGTTCGTTCTTTTAACCAAGATGTAATTGATACATTGGTTGATAGTCTTAACACAGGTAGTTATGCATTAACAACAGAGAGTAATGACTTTACTCAAGCAAATTCATTTACATCTATTAGTGCAAGTTCGTTTGTATCTGCATCTGCATTTACAGGAGATGGTAGTAGATTGACAAACATAACTGCATCAATTGCATTACCTATTTTAGATGAGGGTGTCTTACAAGGATACGCAACATCTATGAACTTTACCGGTAGTGCTATATCTGCACAAGTTATTGCAGGAACTGCGGTAGTACAAGTAAACATAGATAATGTAGGATTAGTAACTACTGCATCTTTTAATGCATACACACAATCTACTAACGCATTTACTGCATCAACAAATCAATTTACTCAAAGTGTTAACACATCTATAACTAATTTGAATGCATCATCTGCATCTCAACAAGTTAGTATAAATGCATTGAATGTATACACTGCATCACAAGATAGTTCTTCTATTGTAAACTCAATTACTGAATTGAATACATTTAGTGCGAGTGCAAAAATAGAATTAGTAAACTTAAATACATCAGTAAC